TATATCAACTATCCCCGAAATCTTCTGGAAGTTCCCTGTGAGCGCGGTCTGCACCCGACACAGAAACCGGTGGCGCTGTTTGAGTATCTCATCCGCACCTACACCGATGAGGGTGCGCTCGTGCTCGATAACTGTATGGGCAGCGGCACCACAGCAGTGGCTTGTATCCGTAGTGGTCGCAATTACATCGGATTTGAACTGGATGAAGAATATTATACAGTAGCGGAAAAGAGAATTTTACAAGAACAATAATAGAAATATTGAGAGAGGTGGTGAGATGCCTAGGGCGCCAAACGAAAAGGTAAAACAGGCTCAAGAAATGTATCAAAAGGGAATGAAACTGGTAGAAATTGCACAGCAGTTGGAACTCCCTGCAGGTACTATTCGGAGATGGAAAAATACTTACCAATGGGATTCCGAACGTTCGGAAAAGAAAGCGAACGTTCGGAAAGAAAAATGCGATAAGCCAAAAGAGATAGATTACAGCAGAAAAGAGGAGATTTTTGAGCAGCTGGAAAATACGGATTTATCCGATAAACAGCGACTCTTTTGCGCTTACTATCTTAGAACTTTTAACGCGACAAAATCCTATCAAAAAGCGTATGGCTGCAGTTATCAAACAGCACTCACTAACGGGCCGGCATTACTCGGAAATACTCGGATTAAAAACGAGATCAAAGAGTTAAAAAAACAACGAATGGAGAGAGAACTTTTGACGGAGGAAGATATCTTTCAGCGCTATGTGGATATTGCCTTTGCAGATATTACTGACTTTGTCTCTTTTGGACAGGAAGAAGAGACGGTCATGGGACCGTTTGGCCCAATCATGGTCAAAGGAGAAGATGGTAAGAAGCATGAACTGAAAAAAATGATAAATACCGTAAAGTTTAGAGAATCGATAGAAGTGGATGGCCAGCTCATCAGTCAAATCAAGATGGGCAGAGACGGCGCGTCAATTAAGCTGTACGACAAAATGAAGGCACTTGAATGGTTATATCAGTACTGCATGGATCACCAAAACGGTGATAGTGAGCAGGTTACTAACTTCACCCAAATACTCAATGATTCTATTTTGAAGCTAAAGGAGAAACAAAGTGAGAATGCTCAGAAGTCTAAAACAGAGATCAGAAAGGATTGATTTTCGGTTTTCCAATTTTTCGGAAAAACAGCTCAAAGTCCTGCTGTGGTGGTGCAAGGCATCGCCGGTAAAGGATCGACTGTCAATTATTGCGGACGGTTCTATCCGCTCTGGGAAGACCCTGTCAATGTCCCTTTCCTTTATGCTGTGGTCGATGGAAAGTTTCAATGGTTGTAGTTTTGCTATGTGTGGTAAAACCATTGGATCGTTTCGGCGTAACGTCCTGGACACGCTCAAACGGATGTTGATGGGACTTGGATATCGGGTACAGGATTCAAGGGCGGAGAATGTTGTTTATGTCTGTAGCGGGAACCGGATCAATAAATACTATATCTTCGGCGGACGCGATGAACGTAGCCAGGACCTGATCCAGGGCATGACACTGGCAGGAGTGCTATTTGATGAGGTAGCATTGATGCCGCAATCTTTTGTACAGCAGGCAATGGCGCGCTGCTCCGTGAAAGGTAGCCGATTTTGGTTTAACTGCAATCCAGAGAATCCAGAACACTGGTTTTACAAAGAATGGATTGCGCCGGAAGATAAAAAGAAAAAGGAGAAAATATTTTACCAGCACTTTACCATGGAGGATAACCTCACCATCAGCGCGGAAAAGCGTGCGGAATATGAAAGCCTGTACAGCGGAGTGTTTTATGAGCGATTTATCTTGGGTAAATGGGTCAAAGCAGAGGGAACGATATATCCAATGTTTAACAAGGATTATCACGTTGTTCCAACGGAGGATCGTTCATACGATCAGTATTACATATCCTGTGACTATGGCACACTCAATCCGATGTCGATGGGATTGTGGGGTAGAGTGTCGGCTCATCTGGACGATGAAGGTAATCGTGTACCTGAACGCTGGTACCGCATCCAGGAATATTATTGGGACGGTAGAAAGCAAAACAGGCAGCTCACCGATGAGGAATACTACTTGGCGCTGGAGGAGCTGGCAGGGGAAAGAAGGATTGAGGATATTATCGTAGACCCGTCCGCAGCCAGCTTTATTACCTGCATCCGTCGGCACGACCGTTATTCGGTCAAAAAAGCAGATAATGATGTGGTCAACGGAATCCGTCAGGTAGCGACTTACCTGAAGTGCGGTCGAATATTTTTTAATGACTGTTGCAAGGATACAATCCGGGAGTTTGGTTTATATGTATGGGATGAAAAATCTGGAAAGGATACACCGCTCAAGGAAAATGACCATGCGATGGATGACATACGCTATTTTGTTCATACAGTCATGAAGAGAAGTGACGATATCATTGAACTAGATAAGGAGTGATTACAATCGGCATTTTTAATTTTTGGAGAAGAGATAAGCCGTCAAATCACTATAGAGGCAACAGTCTATTCCTTCCGCGTTACACTTCGCCACCCAGGAAGAATACCGAGGAGTGGATTCGGTATTATGCTCAGACACCGCGCCTGGCAGTAGTGGGAAGGATCGCATCTGACTTATCATTTGTGCAGGGCAAACTGTACAGAGTAAATGAGGATGGCGGAGAGGAAGAAATAGAATCCCACCCGTTTTTGACATTCTGGCGGCGGGTAAACCCTATGTATGAGTTTTCCTCCGCAGCATTGTGGAAACTATTTGAAACCTACCTTATGCTCAAAGGAGAGGCATATTTTATCATTGAGAGAGATTTGCTGGGGAGGCCGTCTGAGTTGTGGCCGGTGCCGACACACTGGGTACAGATGACGCCATACCAGGGAAATCCATATTACCAAATCAGGACATCAAGTGGCAGTATTATGAATGTGTCAGTTGATGATATGTTTGTTATGAGAGATCTCAACCCATATGATCCATTTGGACGTGGACTGGGACAGAGTGAGCCACTGGCAGACGAAATTGAGATTGATGAATACGCGGCAAAATTCCAAAAGAATTTCTTTCTGAACGATGGCACGCCGTCTACAATTGTTTCGGGCGAAGATCTGACAGAAGATCAAAGAAAAAGGCTGGAGACCACCTGGGGGGAATCCCATAAAGGTGTGCGAAACAGTCACCGATTTGCTGTTTTAAAAAGCAATGTTACCGTACAGAAGTTAGCTGAAAACATGAAGGACATGGACATGATCCAGGGCAGAATCTTTATCCGTGATGCTGTCCTAGAGCATTTTGGTGTGCCCAGGGAAATCATGGGAATCACAGAAAGCAGCAACAGGGCAACCTCCGAAGCAGCACAGTACATCTATGCGCAAAATGTGCTGATACCAAAACTGAGGATGCGAGAAGAAGCAATCAACACACAGCTACTTCCAATGTTTGGAGAAAATCTGGTTTGGAGGTACGATGACATTGTACCGAAAAATCAAGAATTCGACAAAGTAAAGGCAATCGATGGATGGAACGTTGGCCTTCTCACCAAAAACGAAAGTCGACAGCTACTCGATTTGGATGATGTGGAAAATGGAGACATTTATAAGAGCAGCTTTTCTGATATTTTCTTAGGAGCAGATGAAGATCCGACTGCCTTCAGCCAGATGGATAGTGGAGCAGTACCGGAAGAGGAGCAGGTAGAACTTACCCTGCCAATAGATGAACCCATGAAAGTGACACCAATCTCCCATCAAGCGAAAATGCTGATGAAAAGCTTTGACAGGGAACTACTCAAAAACGAGCGGCAATTCCTCCGTGCGGCAAACCAATTTTTTGCGCAGCAAAATGAGAAAATCCTCACGGTGCTGGAAGGCAGTGGCAAAGCAAAAAACGATATTCGCGGGCAACTGGAAGAAATGATCGAAAACGGGTGCACACAGGAAGAAATCGATGAATTTATCGACCAGTTGTATGATTGGGACAAGGGTGTAGCGGAGTTGAGCCAGCTCTTTACACCCCTGTGGCAATCGACATATCTGTCTGGTTGCCAGATGGCAAATGACGCTTATCACATGTCGGTCAATGCAGAAAGATTGTATCGTTTTGCCAGGAACGGAGGTGCGCAGCGAGTGAAACGGATTACAGAAACGACTAAGGAGGGAATCCGGCAGATTGTGGCATCTGGAATTGATACTGGAGAGACTTATCAGCAGATTGCAGATGGTATCAAAAATCTGATGCAGAGCACACCGGCACGCGCGAGAACGATTGCGCAGACAGAAGCTCATACCAGCATGATGCAGGGACACATGGATGGTATGCAGGCAGGTGGTATCAAAACCAAAAAGTGGATGACCAGCCGAGATGGAGTTGTTCGTGATTCTCACAAAAAACTGCACGGAGAGGTACAGGATATCAACAGACCTTTCTCTAATGGTTTGATGTTTCCAGGAGATCCGAGTGTCAACAAACCGAAAGAAGTGATCAACTGCAGATGCAGAGTGATTGCAGGAGATTTTTAATAAAAGATGCAGGGGAGACCCTGCCTTTTTTATGCCATGAAGGAGGTGAAAAAAACTGGAATATAAACAGATTTGCTTTAAAGCAGATGTGCTGGATGAAGAACAGGGAATATTTGAAGGATATGCTTCAGTATTTGGAAATCTTGATTCGGGTGGGGATATTGTCGATCCAGGTGCCTTCACCAAAACGTTAAAGGAAAACTTTGATCGTATTAAGATTCTTGCTCTTCACAACGATCAGCTACTTCCGGTCGGGAAGCCGCTGGAATTGAGGGAAGATGATAAGGGCCTGTATATCAAGGCCAAGATCAGCGATACCAGCCTTGGAAAGGATGTCAAGGTCTTGCTGAAGGACGGCGTCCTGAACGAACTGTCCATCGGATATGATACGGTCAAGGCCAACTACGACGATGACGGAAACCGCCACCTAGTAGAGGTTACCCTCTGGGAAGTGTCGGTGGTCACCTGGGCGATGAACGAAAAGGCAACCATTGACGGGTATAAATCCCGCCGAAACTCATTGGAGTTTCTGAGCGGTTGGCTTGATGACGTAGCGGGAGAGCAGAAAGAAGGGCGCAAGATCAGCGCGGCCCGTCTGAAAACGTTGCAAGAGGCAAGCACAGCGCTGAAGAACGCTGTTAAGACAATAGATGCTATTATCAAGGAATCGGAACAGTCACCGCCCAAGAGCAAACCAGTGGACAGGCAATCGGAAGAAATGATGATAGAACTAATACTGTAACAGGAGGAAAAAGAAACATGAGTGCAAGAAAAACCCACACAATGGGCTTACAGGAGCTCAAGAAAATCATTCGATCGGAGATTACATCTGCCATCAAGTCGATGAATGGGGAGGGTGACCCTCAGG